TTGCGTTTTCGGATTCAAGCAAATGGATGGTACTTTCCAATGACTCAATCCGTTGACGCAAAACTAACAACTCATTGCGTAATTCAGTCAACTCTTTGTTTTGTGCTTCGGCGGTTGCCTGCCACATTGCCAGCACCGCTTGGGCTTGCTTCACCTGCAACGAATCCGCCGTGAAGCGTCCCCGTGTCATCCAAGCCACAGCACCGCCAACGATTGCGCTGACCGTGCCGATGATAGTGGTTTCGATTAGGTTCACTACTTGTTGGGTTCTCCCTTTGATTTATCCAACGCCATCCAACCTACTGATAGAAGGGTGATTACCGAACCGATGATTTCGGTGAGTGTTGCGGTGTCGATGATACCTTTGGCGACGAGCGTACCGCCGATGAAGGTGAGCAAGTGGCGAAGCAGAGCGATGACGGCTGATTTCATAAGGGGGAGTTTGGGTTGGTCGGGGTTGGCGTTACGGCGAAATAGGCGCATAAGGGGAAATGTTATTTTTGTGATTGTGTTGCAAATTCTTTGTGGTCAGCGGCGTATTGTTCCTCCCACCCGCTGAACGAGTGAACGCCACAGGATTCGGGCCAAACGACAAATGCGGCAAGGTCTTCGGGGCAGGTGTCGTGGAACAGGATGTCCACGCAGACGGCCTTGTCTATCTCCCCGACCTGCACGGCGAAGTCCAGCGGTTGCAGGGTTGCGAGCAACTTGTCAGCGGTGGCCCCGTCGGGAAAGGCGAACTTGCGGAAGGTGGGCATCGTTAGGCGGTTAGGGCTGCGAGTTCTGCGTTGGTGAGCCTTGTGGTGTAGAGTGCGGCGGCACGGATGCGGTCGTTGAGTGGGCCGTAATTTGTGTTAGACAGAACGCATTGAACCAATGCTGTTGCAGGGTAGTCCGTTGAATTAGTCGATGTCCCAGCACTAACTCCGTCAATGTAAAGTGCGTAGTCTCCATTTTTATAGACAAGGGCTATTTTATGAACACCAAGAGCAACTGCACTACTTGTAATAATAGTAACAATAGTTCCGCTAGCCCTTCGTAGTCTTACGCTTATGGTCAAATTGGACTGCTTTAATATATTAATAAAGTCCGAAGGGTCTCCGTCATCTAAGACAAAAATAGTCCCTGCCGCTACTTGACGAAAGTCCACCTCCGCATAAATCGTCCCCTCCGTCTGCCCGATGGACCCGCTGACCGCTCCGCTGACCGAAATCACATCTGCGCTGCGGCTTCCCGTGCCTGTGGTGGTGGAGATGGGCGATGTAGCAATAGGGCCAACCTCCCCTTGGGTAAAGTCCACCTCAATAACATCGCCGCTGACCGCCATGCGAAATCCGACCGTTCCACTTGCAACCGTTTGAGCGGCACAAGCGACTTGAGTGTATAGGGAGGAAATCGTAACGGTGGTCCAATTTGTTCCTCCGTTGGTTGTCATTTGAATCGCACCCGTCCCCGTAACACGGCGCACATACGCCGAAAATACACGGCTCTGCGATGCGTGGGAAAGGGCTTGGAGAACCGTGCCACTTGCCGCCGTAGCAGTCAAAGTTGTGGCCCCCGACGCAACGCCATCAGCACCGACGGCATTCTTTGCGGTGGTTATATTCGTCCCAGACCAAACGGCGTTGGATAGGTCACGGGAATGCAGGGCCAAGTTGGTCGCCGCAGGCTCTACCAAAAGCGCAGGACACCCCGTCACGCCGCCGCTGGTGTAGTAGTCCAAGCGGGGGATGCCCGATGCTACGGATGCAATTAGCCCGTCAGGACCGAACCGCCGTGCTTCGGTGTTTCGGGTAACGGTGAAGTCCCCCGCCCCGCTGGTTGGGATTTGGGAATACAACTTGCCCGTCTTGAAACGAGCGGGGACTATGAGTAGTGAAGGCGTGGGCATTCTTAGAAGTTAAATAGAATAGCGAATCGGGCTTGCAGGCAACCGCTCACGGCGGCTTCTGCCGCTGCTGCCCCGTCGGTCGTAGCACGGGCGTTGAAGGCATCCCACGCAAGTTCTGCGGGGGTCTTGCCCATCACCATGGAGCGGGGGTAGCCGTAGCCGTAGCCTATCAGCATGGTTAGAGGAATGTATATCCGATGACGCTGCCTGCCGATGGAGTGACGGCAGTAATCTTCCCGCCGTTCCTGCCGCTGATGACGATACCAGCGGACACGGACTTGCCGCTCAAAGCGTAAGCGGTCAGCAGGTCTTCGCCTCCAGAACCCGTGAGGGTCGTAAAGGTAGCGGCAGCATTCACCACGATGAAGTCAAAGTTTTGGCCCGATACCGCAGCGTCCACGAATCGCATGGAACCGCCCTGTCCGAGCATTTGTTGTAAGATTGGAGTTGGCATATTTCTGCTTTAGGGTAAATGTATTTTAGGAGGGAATTTCACAAACGGAGTGCGAATACGGCAGTTGGAACGACATCGTGGCCACCCACCCCGCCGTGCGGTCATCTCGGCTCTCTACAAACCTCGTAAGCGATACGGAGGTACTTAGGGTCCACTCTTGCGTCGGGTCGTTTGTAAGGCTTGAAATGAAGTCCTGAGCGATTTGCAGTTGGTCGCTCAAAACCTCGTCTTCGTTGTCTTGCCAACCCAGCGTCGGACTGCCCGAAACCACGCCACCCATCGTGGCAATGGATTCAACTCTGTCAGAAAAATAGACCCCCACAGTAAGGTTGAGAGTACCCAAGTCAGTAGTCGCTGACTGCACATCCGCAAATACGAGCGGATAGACGATTCGCTCACGGCTTGGGGTGCGAAGGTTTATCGTGTTGTCCGTTCCGATTGCAAGCGGGTCGCCCGTCCCGAAGGAGTTTACCTGGGGATGGGCATTTGCAAGCGCAAGGAGTGCTTGCTTGATTTTTATCCAAGACATAGGCTTGTAGTTTCAAAATGTTTTTTGCGTGTGCGCCCATAGGGTTCAACAGTTATTGCAATAGGGGTCATATCCGTAAGGCCAAGGGCGGTCCAAGCCAGCACCACGGCGCAGGGTTCTTGCATCCAAGGCCATGCCCGTGTTGTAGTTGGTGCCGTTGGGATAAATAGTATCAAGAGCCGATGGCGGTGAGTTGAACAAGGGGTAGTCGGTGCGGTTCTCCATGAGGTAGCGGGTGATGCGCTCGGAGTACCACTCGGCATCGTTCTTCACTTTGTCCGTCAAGCGGGTGATTTCGTCCATGGACATTTGGGAAGATTCCTCGCTGGTTCTGCGGACCATTCCCTTGTTCATGTATTTGAAGGCAAGCACCATGGGCAACTCGTAGTAGAGCCATTGCACCATGGCGGGTTGGATGTAGTCCTCCAGTAGGGTGGTGTTGAGTGCAGAAGTCGTGCCGCTGACCACCTGCGTCACCATTTCCGAGTACAAGGCCGATCCGACTATTGGTTGGATCCGCATCTCCTGCACCTTGACGATCGTAGGCCGTATCTGCGTGAACGATACATTCTCGTTTATGACGCTATTGTCCAGCAGGGTTTGTTCGCTGATAAAGAGTGCCTTCATGCCTTTGTGATTTTATTGCCTTTGCGGATGACGATTTGCTGCTCCCATACATGGCGGCATTGGGGGCGATTCACTCCGCTGGCGGTATGGTACCATCCACCTCGGCGATTCCATACGGAGTAGCCCATGATGTTGCTAATGCCGTTGATGTCCTCCCGTGTATAGACCTTCCCTTGGTCGGCCAAGTCCAGCATGACCTTGCAGAACTCACGGCTGGTCCGTTTGTCTTTGTTGCTGAATCCTGCCGCCCATGCGTATTTGTAGCGGACCTCCAGTACAGGTTCTGCGACCTCCTTGATGTTCTTGGGCAGGTTCTGCTCTGCAATTTGGTCCACGGCACGGGCGATGGGGTAGCGGTCTTTTGTGATTAGGTAAGCCACCCGCTTGGCGACCTTTGCCTTGCTCACTCCAAACTCCTTGGCCATTTCTTCCACCGATGCGTCCCGATTCTTCTTGCGGTACTTTTCAATTTTCTCGTCAAGTTCTTTTTCTTCCTCGCCAAGTTCGGCAAAGGCTTGACGCACCTGGTCGTCTAAGTCGGTGTCAAACCGCATTGGCTTGGAGTGCATGACCACATACTCGTCCGAACTGCTCCCAAACTTGCTTGCGACCACCTCCAAGACCTTGAACTCTTCCTCGCCCCATCCGTAGTCCTCGGTATCTTCTTCGCCCCACATAGGCTCGGAAAACGCCTGCTCCTGCACGCCAAGGAGCGTGTTCACTTCTTCGGGGGTTAGACCGAATCCAGCGGATAGCATCGTGCGGGCCATTTCAAGCGTGATTTTCTCCTGTGCGTAGTGACGGACGATTCGCATGAGGTTTTGGTACTCACGGCCCGATAGTTTCTTGATGTTGTCGTTGCTTAGTTGTGCAGGTGTTTGTGGAACCTCGTCGGGTTGGGGATTGGGTCCAACCACATCGGCGGGTTGCTTTTCCAATGCAGGGAGGCCCGCTTTTTCCCGCAGTTCTTCAGGGGTCATGATAGTCAGCAGGGCTTGCTCACTCAATCGCTCGGTGATAGGCTCAACGGGGATAAGTTCCATCCCTTCCACGCCATTAAACGAACCCAAGTAGTTTATCATCCGCTCCACCTTGCGAACTCGGTCGTTCACATAAGTCGCTTTGAATAATTCGTAAGCCTCCACCAGTTCCTGCCGTCCTCCCAGTTGGCCTTCGGTCTTGACACCGAATAGCATGGGGTTCACGACCCTGTGACTGATGAAGATTTCTTGCTGGACCGTCTTGTTGAGGATTTCAAACTGCTTATCCATATCGGACGGGGTCAACGGTTCCAAGGTGGGAGCCTTTGAAACATCGTCGTTGAAGGTCACCACAAAGCGACCTGCATTGTCGGTCCCCGAAAACTTGCGTTTGATTTGACGCTCAATGTCGCCTTGCTCTTCGGGCGTTGGGATTCCGTTGTTGAAGTTTATCAAGTACCCGCCCCAAAAGTTGTTTTTGAGGTTGTTCACATGGAAGTTGGCAATTTGACAGTCCGCTTCAATATATGCAAGCCCCCCCATGTATTCGGGGAGGGGATAGGACTTCACGCCTGCGGCATACACCCGATAGTAGAACAGTTGCTTGCCGATGCGGTTGTCTGCATCAAATGCGGGGATTTTCTCGACATCCCCAATCTTGGGGTAGAGTTGGATCATTGCGTCGTCGTACCAATCGGCCACCTGGAACATCCGCTCGTCCTTGTCCACTCGGATTTTTTCAAAGGGGATGTGTTCCATTTTCGCAATGGTTCCCATCTTGTTCCAAGTTACCGCAACGGCAAACCCGTTGAATAGTTCAAGGTCCAGGACCAACTTCTCGGTGATGTCGTTCAAGTCGTCATGCTCACTCAACCCGTCAAAAAACTTGGCGTAGCGGGCCTGCTGCTCCACGGTCATCTTTTCCCCAGGTTGCCAGCCACCGCCCACGATGTAGTTC